AGCAAATTTTATGGAAATCGCAACAACGCAGAATTCAGGTGCTTTAGATATTGGAACACTAAGTAATCGCTCAGGTGATATAAACATTAACACAGGAGCAACAAGCACTGCCCCTGTAAATATCTCATCAGGTACAACCGCAAACGCAGCTATTACAATTGGGTCTGCTACATCAACTACACAAACGGCAACTCATAACGCAATCTCAACATTTACGAATACTTTGACTGCTTCAGCAGGAATTACAGTTAAAAATGGTGCTTCAGCTCAAACAGCAACTCTAACTCAAAATGCTACAACTTTAGATGTGATTGGTTCGGGTGATATATCTATAAAACCTACAAATGATTTTAATGTTGTTACTGGAACAGGCAAAAATATTACAGTCTCAACGCCTTGTACTTCTCTTCTTCCATCTAGTCAAACATATACTACTGGGACTTCAAATACGGGTTCTTATATTGCTTTTTCATCACCTACAACATATATATTAGGTACTTCAACACAACCTTCTTTAATCATGAGCGGTGGATTTGGAACTATTTATGGTTGGCAATTTACAAGAGGAGGAACAGCATTAGCAGCAATTAATAGGATAAACTCTCAAAATACAGCAGATACGTGCTATTTAGAAGTGAATGAAGGACAGAATATTACACTAACAGATGGGGCAACATCAATTACAGGTAATTTTTTATTAAATCAAACAAACACAACAACATCAATGGGAACAACTCAAATAGGGTACACTGTGGAAAATACAACACGCTCAACAGACGCAGCCGCAACACAAGTGAGTAATGGAGTTACAAAAAACATATTATCATTTACGCCATTAAAGGGAATATGGGTAGTTAGTTTTAATTGGAAACTAACCGCAAATACATCAGGTGGTTCAGGAACTGTTGATGGTTGGGAGGTATGTTTATCAGCAACAACTGCTTCTATGACAGAGTATAGAAGTTTTAATGCTTTAAGAGAACTCAATGATGCTCTTGGAGGAACTGGAGGGGTTCGTGATAGAGGCAATTTATCGGGTGTAATAAACGCAGATGGAGCAACAGCATATTATATAAATACGAATATTCGTTTTAGTGGGTTAGCAGCACCTAATACAGTATATCTCGCAATACCAATGCTTACTTATACAAGAATTGGTTAAGAGATGCTTTAAATTCAGCCGCCTTCTTATTAAGTTTTTCAAGTTTTAATTCAATAGCCCTGCGGCGCTTTTCGACACAATTCATCTTTCTAGGTCTGCTTTTTTTCTTGCTTTGCTGAGGCTCGATTTCTTCGATAATTTTGCTTTCTGTTTCTGTTTCATTTGTTAGTACATCTTCTATTTTTTTGTTGGTTTTGCTAAAGAATGGTCTACCTCGGATTTTGGGTGTAGTATCACCGTTACGTTTAGTATTAATATAATACAAATGTTTCACTAGTGCTTTATGGTCTATTTTTTTAAACATATCATATCTAGCTTCATTCGACAGAAAGGTCGGCATTTAATGTATTATGAGATTATTTATTTATAAATAAATCTATATATAATAATATAAACTAACAAATGGATACAGAAAAGAAAAAAAGAAACAGAAAAGAATATCAAAAAGAATATTATATTACTAATCGTGAAAAGGCACTGAAATATTCACATGAATATTACTCCAAAAACCGTAAAACTATATTGCCAAAACTAAAAAAATACAGTGAAATATATAAGGCTGTAAACCGTGAAAAAATAAACAAGCACGCCCGTGAAATGTATTGGATAAAAATGGGCAAAGAACCGCCGAAACCCAAACCGTCAGTCATAATGAAAACACTAGATACTATTAAAAAACCAAAAATAAAAGATTTGACAAAACTTCAAAAAAAAACACACGACATTGAAACAGCACTGGCTGACCTACTGGTTAAGAAACAAGAATTTATTTTGAAACTGGATGCTGAAAAGGGGTAAGGCACAGGCAAAAAAATAATTTGTTAATTTTAAACTATAAAATATAAAGATATATATATACATATGAGCATTATAGACACATTACAACACTGGTTGTATTATTTGACATGTTGCTGTTTTTCACCGTGTAGCATTCGATGTTAAAAAATATAATATTGTAAAAAGTAATTTAAATATTATATTTAACAATATTATATATTATGGAAGAAATTTGGAAACCAATCGGTATTGAAAAATATATGATAAGTAATTTTGGTAATGTAAAAGGTAAAAATGGAGAAAAACCCTTGAAGCCGCAAATTATTGGAAACGGACATTTTCAGGTCTGTATTGCTGAAAATGGTGTAAGAAAATTTATATTAGTTCACCGTTTAGTAGGGCAGCATTTTTTAGAAAAACCAACTGCTGATAAATGTTTGATAGACCATATAGATAGAAACAAAATAAATAATCATGTATCTAATTTGCGATGGGTATCTCATCAGGAGAATTCTAACAATAGATTTGATAGTAGAGAGCCAACAGAAAAGGTATTAAAACAAAGAGAATATCAACGCAATTACAGGTTAGAAAATGTTGACAGATACAAAGCATTACAGGCTAAATATGTCCAAAATGGACAGAAAGCAAAGTTAATGGAAGCCGACAGAAATATATCAAAAGAATTATTAAAAAACCAAAATTAAATATGTTTAGCAAAATTGACTTAAATATATTTTGTTATATTATAGTAACGTTAAAATGCCTTTAACCAGTGAAGCACAAAAACGAGCAAATAAAAAGTGGCGAGAAAATAATAAAGAAAAATACAATGAAATATGTTTAGAAGCATCGAGGACCCATTATTTAATTAATAAAGAAAGAATTAGCGAATATAAGAAACAATGGTATCAAATAAAAAAGCTGAAATTAAAAGCTATTGAAAATGAAACAAATCTAGGAGATTTGATTTAAATATAATTATTATATTAAAGCGTTTTGACTTAAATATAATATTACAGTAATATATAAGAATGACTTTACGAGTTACCAAACAACTGAAAATGGATATGGATAATCTAGGATATGAAAGTCTAATTAAGGATACACTGGGTTACAATTTTGTATCACTTATGAATGAATTTAGTGACGTCGATGATATGACACATGACCAATTACGTAGACACATTGAAAGACTGAATAATGATATGATACGATTTAAAAATCAGCTACTGAAAAAAATAAATGAAGAATTGTATTTCTTCAACAACTGCTACAATATTCAAAAGTACATTAATGAATTAAAGAAACACGCTGAAGCTAGTGATACTAAATTGTTGTATAAGTATTACATGTCTTATTATAAAGATGTTATTGATTTACTTACTTACAGATATGAAGGACTAAAAACACAGACACTGGAGAAAAATAAGAAACACATGAAGGACCACGCTAGTGAAGAAATCATCTGTGACTGTGGTGCGTCTGTCTGTAGAAGGCACATTGCTAGACATAGAAAGACAGAAAAACACTTACATAATATGCCTATTCTAGATACTATATAATTTATTTCTTTCTTTTAGTAGAGAGAAGGGGAAGGAGAAGGCACGCTCAAAAAAATTCCATGACAGGGGAAACCGTATAAAAAACACAAATTGGACAAACTTGTTTGTCCAAAATACATTCTTATAAAAGCCAGCCCAATGTTACAAAATAATTTTTTTGGCGAAATCTTCCCCCTTTTGAATTAAATATATCAAAACAATTTAAATATTTATTGTTTTGTTATGATAGTAAGGTAACAAATGGGTGTAATATTTTTATTAAAATGTAAAACAGAAAATTATCAATATATGGGCTATACAATAAGATTATTCGACAAATATTTTAGTCACTTAAGAGGTAGAGTGAATAAAAATAGACTAAGAGAAAAAGGAAAACCAACATTAATAGATTACATAAGTGAAAATGGAGGTATAAATAACTGGGAATATATTATATTATTTAATGAAGCAACAGGTTCTATAGATGAATTAAAAAATAAAGTAAAAGAATTAAAAAAAATATATATATCGAATATTAATTAATTAAGACGTTTTGACTTAAATATAATATTTCCATAGTATATAGAATGGACGCCCAAACTAGCGCAATGTTTTTACAACTGATGGCTCAAAACCAACAATTAATGACACAATTGATGTCACAAAATGCTAACAATAATGTATCTTTAACCGGTGCTAAAAAGACCCACAAAACACTCGATGATATGACCCCCATAAATATCACAGATTTTCTTGATGATTTTGATTTTATATCATTAAATGACCTACATGCCACGACATTGCCTGAATTTTATTGTAACAATATTTTTAACAATTTAAACAAATATGAGCCAAAAGACAGCCCATTACAACTAATCGACAAAAAACGCAAAAAGATGTCCTACTGTCATGAAGGGCAGTGGCTCAAAGATGATAAATGGTTCACTATAATTTATAACAAAATCTTCAAATACTATTGTAGCAAATTGTCGGAGATTAAAAAGAAAACAAAATACGGTTACATTCATGAAGCAGATGAATTTTCTGATGAAAAAGACATCGATGAAATTCAGTCACTGATTGGCAAGTTTTTCGATGTAACAAAATATCCATTTTCTGTTTTGAAAGAAAAAACAATAACAAGACTGTCAACCAAAATGACAGTAGAAATTGATGAATAAGTATTGTATTATATTTAAGTCAAACGCACTTAAATATTATACTTTTTAATCTAAAGTTGAAGCAGTCAACTCAATAAAATCATAATTTTGTTTTAAAACATTGGCTCGCTTTAAATATTCACCGTCATTTTCTACCCCTGCTTCTGTAAGACACTCCCAATATTCTAAGGACTGTCTTGTAAAATTCATATATTTTTCTTTGTATTTTGGCAGCAATTCTTTTTTATTGTCGGATATTGCCTTATAAATTAATTTCTCAATTGCGCACATATTTATATCTGCTGATTTAATCAAAGCACGAATACCATATACATCACGGAGACATTGTTCATTTTCTAAATTTCTTGCGTTTTTCATCCAGTGTTCCCTAGACCCTACATGTGATGTAAGTCTTTTTTCTACGTCTGAATCTATTAATAATCTATTGTATAAGGTGGTCATTTTCGTTCTTTAAGTTGGTTTGTTATATATATTATAAAATGATTTAAAGAGCCTCAAAATATTTCAATTTTTTTTATTCTTAAAAAATAAAAAAAGTTAGCCCTTGATGGTTACAGGGTATCGCTTCATAAATGCCTTATGGTTAAGGTCTAATGATGTAGTGTCGCCCCACAAAAGCCACCTAGATAACGCACCGGCACTAAAAGGGTCATCAAAATTCTCCCTGACTGAGTGGCGTTTTATATAATTATCCCGCTTCAAATTGTCCCCTTCATCGATGTAAGTGGTTCCGACATCGCTGCCAAAATGAACTACTTTGCCGTTTTTATATGTCGCCATGAACCGCTTGCCTTTGCGTGTAGAATTTTCAATTAACATTTATATTATGTATAAATATTAATTATTTTTTGATTAAATGCGTTGCATCAATTTTTGCCGCTTTGCCGCCCATTACAGCGCTGTAGACCCTCGCCGCCGCCCACTGGTCTGCTGATTTCACAGATGGTCTTACACTGGCTGGATTGGTTTTAAAAGCGCCGACACCCTTATTAAAAATGGTCTGTAGTCCCGATTTTTTGTAATTTGTGATTTTTGATATATCACCTATACTGTGTGATGAACTTGGTGTAAACCCATATTTCTTATTAAATTTTTCTTTGTATGTTAGAACCATTTTATACTAACAAAATAATATTTTTTATTTCACCTTTTTAGCCCTAGTTTTCTTCAAGGGTGGATATTTTTGTTTCCAAAATGTGTCCCATTCTAGGGTCTCCCAATCAGGCTGCCATGACTGAAAACTTGTCATTTTTGCTTCATTGTCAGCGCTCCAAAATGTGGGTCTAACTAACCCTACATTGTGTGTAAGTGCTAGTTCAGCAATTTTGTCGGCAATTAGTGTCGACATTTCAGCCTCCGCTGTCGGGCTATTATAAAAGAAGATACAGCCATCTGTGATACTTACTAGTGATGTAGGTAACCCTGTGTCAATTAATCCATTCCAAAATTCATCCAATAATTGTTGTGCTATTTCTAAATTTGATTTTGGTTTTGGTTTTTTGTTAGTTGGTTTAGATTTTGGTTTTGGTTTTATAATTTTTATATTACATGGTTCATCAATTCCGACAGGTTGCCATACAGATGTATTATGACCTTCATATGGATTAAGTCCAGTATCTAAATCAAAATAGTCATGTAACTGTGAGCATTGTTCATCATGGTGAATTATAAAATCAGGTATTTCATTTATGAGTATATTCATTTATATATGATGATATTTTAATATCTAATAATTACTGCTCAAAAATTGTAGTGATGGTTCTTGATTTCCCGCACTATCCATTCTTAAAAATTGTGACGAAAAATCGCTTGGAGATGGTGTTGCTATAAAAGGTCTTGCAGCGGCTCTTTCTTCACGTATTAATTTGCGCCGAGCCCGTTCTTCATCAGACTGACCAGCGGCTTTTAATTCACTTGGCACATTAGAATTCATTGGTGTATTAAAAACCGCATCTACAGTAGCAGGGTCATTTTCAGTTTCTGACCCGACAACATAGGCAATTGGTCTAGGTTTGTTTTTCGAGCCTTTTGGTCTGCCTGATTTTTTCACTCCACCGACTTCTTCAGGCACATTCAAATCAATCGGCGCATTAAATACAGCGTTTACAGCAGCAGCATCATTAGCAGGGTTATACACAGGCGCTTCAGCAGCAGCAGCCTGTCGTGGCACACGTGCCACAATTTGCTCCACTAGACTAATGAGGCGAGGGTTTTCGCCGGAGGTGTCACGAAAGGTTTGCGGCACATAAGATGGAGCAGGAGCACTACCGCCACTACCACCGCCACCCGAGCCACCCGATGATTGGACATTAACCTTTACATTGGTTTTGACAATTTGCTTCTGTTTTTGTTTCTGCTTTAAAGGCTTCTTCTTCTTCTTTTTCTCACCTAACTTCGGCATTATAGATTATAATAATATTTTAATAAAATACAATTTGCGGATATGGAGAATTTATTATCGGGGTACTGCGAGATTTTACAATTGGTTTCGGAGCAGGAGGAGGAGCAGGAGCCGGAGCCTTCTGTCTTTTAACATATACAATTTCTTCTTCTTCACTTTCTTCTTCACTAGATGTTTCTACTTCAACATATTTAATAGCCTTCTTCTTTGGAGCTTTTACTGCTGGAGCTGGAGGCGGAGGCGGAGGCGGTTCCGCTTTGTTTAAAACATGAGCAACAGGTTGCTTCTTTGGTTTCTTACCGGTTAAGGGTTTTCTATTTACTGCTTCTGCTAAAAGTATTTCTTTTCTTTTAAGTTCTTCAATAATTTCATCATCATCATCAATGTCACTTGGCACGTCTTCAACACCAAAAGTTTTTTCGATTTGCTTCTTTTGTTTAGCAATCAGGTTCATTTTCTTCTGTAGCGCTGCCTCAGCCATTTGTTCTTTTAAAGCACGTTTAGCGTCCCAGCTTTCTTGTAACTTGGCACGACCTTTTGCTAGATTATCTAGATTTTGTCCCCGATTATCAGGATTGCCTTTTTTTGTTAGTTTAATTGGTTTAGAAGCCTGAATATCATTTACTATTTCTTCTGCTGTTTCAGAAACAGGAGCAGGAGTGTTAACCACATTGTTGACGGCTACCTTTAGCTGTTTCTTTGCTATTTGACTTATTTTAACTTCGGCCATTTATATATATCTCAAATATTTTATTTAGAAATAATTTGAAAAATTAAAATATTATTTAAGAATATAGAATGGATAGAAGAATGGAAGCTGAAGTTAAAAACTTAATGAAACTTGGTTTACCCGAAGATTTTGCTAGATTGTCTGCCGGAGTAAAATTGGGTAATGAAGATATAGTGAATGATGTTTTATATAGTTTATCCGATGAGCAAGAAATGCTAAAGGATGGTATAGCTGATTTTAAAGCAATGAGCATGTCTGCTTTAGAATATGTGCCTGCTGAAATAATAAAGCCTGATGCTTCAAAGGTGATATTTTTTGAAATCAACCAAATAACAAATCAATCAAAACCGATTGAAATACCTCAGGAGCAATCTAGTGATACTGAAAATATAGTAATTGAAATAGGGCCACCGCCCAAGCCAGTATATCGACTGCCAATTGGTAAGACATAAATAATAATATTATGGTATTATAATATGATTAAAACAAAGTCTAGACTATTTAATATTTCATCAGCTACAGGCAGAATGAATGGAGCTTTTTGTTCACAGATACAAGTAGCATTACCTGATTTAACATTTCATTTAGACCACATTCAAAATGCCTACTTTAGTGTAGTTCATGCAGAAGTAGCAAATTCATTCTATATAGTGAATTATACTAACAACCAATTTGTTTTAAATGGTACAACTTACACACTGACCCGAGGCAATTACAATGTCAATACTTTTATTACAATGCTCTTAACCATAATACCAGTAGGGTATTCAATCACATATAATTCAGCATCAACAAAATTTACAATGACAAATGCTTCATCATTCACTATTAATGCTTCATCAATAAATAGCACAGTAAACGGTATAATGGGTTTAGATAAAACAGATTTAACTGGAGCTAGTATAACAATGCCAAATGTTGTAAATTTCATTCCATTACAACGAATAAACTTTAGAAGTAATTATTTTAATTTTGGTTGTTATTCAACGGCCGACGGGTCTAGCGATATCTTTCTGCCACTTCAAAATAATGCTGGACAAAACAGTATTATTAATTATGTTAATCAGACACAAAATAAGTTTTTAATTCAGGACCGCAATATTACTAGTTTTGTTATTAGTGTAACAAATGACCAAAATCAATATATAAATTTCAACGGAGTGGATTGGTTCATGACAATACAAATCGATGTAGATTATTTAGAAGCAGAAAGACCAATGAATGTTTTTGCTTCAAGAAACTTTTTATCAAAATAGAATTTTCGCCCGACTTTAGAAAAATCAAAATTATATTTAATAAAATCTAAGTATTTAATATAATATGTCCGCCACAATGTTCCCGCAATCTGCGATGGGTCTCCCATCATCCCTCAAATTTGATTTGCCTCCGTCGATGTCTGACAGTGCCCGTTCTTACTCCGTCAACGTTGCTCCCGATGGTATTACCTCAGTCGCAGGCACAAATGCTTCGATTACTACCACTGCTGCCGTTGCCCTCCAGTCACCCTTTTCATCCCAAAACGTTTCATTCACAATCCCCTCAGGTATGTCTGATAGTGTGTTTATGGATTGTGCTAATACTACTTTGTCATTCACTTTGACTTACACTGTTTCAACTGCTTTGGCTGCTACCAACGGTGTAGTTAAATTGCTCAGTTCTGCGTCATCCTGGTTCGATGCTTTGACTTTGTATTCTAACAATACTCCCATTGAGACTATTAACCAATACGGTCTTCTAGCAAATTTTCTCTTACAAAACACTGTTAGTTTGAGTGAAAGACAGGGTGGTGTTGGTATTTGTATGGGTGCTGATGTGAATAGTGCTAACGGTATTGACCTTGGCACAACTGCCACGACATTTAGATATAACTTTTGTATTCCCCTTATTTCTGTTATTGGTATTAACACGGATAAATTCTTCCCGATTGGGTCGGTTAACAATATGCAATTAGTGATGACCACTGCTGCTATTACTCCTATTGTTTCTTATAATACTGCTGCGGCAACACCAATTGTTTTATCCCTGGCTCCGACCCTCAGCGAATTTAGACTTAATATGAAATACGTCGACGTTGGAGATGTTGCTGCTCAAATGCTCAGACAGACCCTTCAAGATGGCAAATGGTTCATAAAGTCTTCGACTTACACTAACTCCGCTGTTACCATCCCTACAGGTGCACAGGGTGCCCAGCAATTATTGCTCCAAATCAGAAACAGTTCGGTGAAGTCAGTTTACCATCAATTTGGTATAACAAATACGACCTTAACCCCCAACGGTTATTTCGATGCTATTAACCCTGGTCTCAATTTGAGACAGCTCCAGGTTGGTGGACAGTTCTACCCCAACTACCCCATCAATGATTGTCAGCGTCCTGCTGAGGGTTATTGTTATTTGATACAATCACTTGGTGGCTCCATCCCTAAGTCTTATGGTACAGTTGTTGGACGTGAAATGTATAACACTGTTGCTGGTATTGCTGCTGTCCCTTCTAACTCCGATACTTATGTTGTTCTACCAACTGCTAACTCCCGTGCTGCTCCTGTTGGTTCTGATAACGGTGCTCAGGTTATTACATCATTTCCCTCCAGTGCTTTCTATGGCTATGACTTAGAAAAGTCTAGTGGTATTTTGTTCCAAGGTATTAATACCCGTGCGTCTCCTCCCTTCCTCAATCTTAATCTTTCGGCTGCTACTACTGCTGCTATTACTTGCCAAGCGTGGGGATATAGCGATGTAGTCTTACAGATTGATTATGAAAGTAAACAGGTTACGGCTTTTATTTGAGACCTTTTAAGACCTAAAAGGACTTAAAGATAACTTGCTTGTAATATATATAAAATGATATACATAATCTACAAAATCTATTGTTTGGATAATCAAACCAACTATACTTATATTGGTCACACAAAATGTTTAGTTACTCGCAAGTCTGCTCACAAATCAGATTGTTGTAATTCTCATAAAGCGAATTATAATTTTCCATTGTATCAGACAATTAGACAATATGGTGGCTGGGCTAATTGGTCCGTGAGCCCGATTGAAAAATTAGATTGTGATTTAATGGAAGCAAAAGTGAGGGAGCAATATTGGATAGACCAACAAGAAAACAAATTAAATATTAAAGCAGCATTTATTACAGAAGAAGACGCAGCAGCAAAAGCAGCAGCAAGTGAAAAAGCATATCGTGAATTACATAAAGAAGATAGAAAAGCAAAACGAAAAATATATAACGCAGCAAATAAAGAAAAAATAGCCGCAGATTATACTGCTTGGTATCAAGCTAATAAAGAAAAACGAAAAATATATAATGCTGAATATCAAGCTAAACTAAAAAAAGAAAAAGACCAAATTAAAAATCAGACCAACTAACAAAAGTGCTACTGGACCGGCCACCCAGTGAGTGCGGCGTTAACCAAACTTTGACGGATTAACTCTTTTAACTTAACTTTTATGTCAATTTCCAATTTAACAACTTAACACATCAATAAAAATATTTTTATTTATATTTTAACCTCTTAACCAGCACTTTTATGTAA